GAGATGTTCTCCAGCGAATTCCGTAGCTAACCTTGCGGTTGCTACGCTCGACCTTCAAAGATGGTCTGCCCCATTTATTGGGACATTCCTTCTGGGAGGATAGAACTCGTCTCGCGCGTAATGCGGGAGATGAGTATCTAAATGTTGAGTTCGGTTGGAATCCCCTTGTCAATGACGTCAAGAGCTTTGCTCGAGGCGTCGCTGAAATGGGAGATCTGCAATCGCAGTTCTTCCGTGACAGTGGCAAGGATATCCGTCGAAGATATTCGTTCCCCACTCAAGTGACTACGGTTGATACCAGCCTCACGGCACCTGGCCGTGTTGCTGGAGGCCCGTTTGACTTAACGGTCCTTGATCAAAACGTAGCAGGACAACGTAATGGAGCTGTTGTACGTAGTCGAAGGACTACGGTGGACCGTTGGTTTTCAGGTGCCTTTACTTACCATGCACCCCCGGAGTTTTTCGGGAGTACTGGTGAGCATTTGGCACATGCCAGCCATATTCTTGGCTTGGAACTGAATCCAGAGGTCCTTTGGCAGCTTGCTCCATGGAGCTGGGCCGCTGACTGGTTTAGTAATGCTGGGGATGTTGTTAACAACCTCAACAACTATTCTGTCAACGGTCAGGTACTTAGGAGAGGTTACATCATGGAACACACAGTGGTCCGTGATGTATACTCCTATGTCGGCGATGTCGGGTTTGATCCCGTCAAAGTCAATTTCGCCGGTCACCCTGTTTCTTTCGTCGTGTGTTCGGAAACGAAGATACGACGTAGGGCGACACCATTCGGATTCGGCGTCTCTTTGAGCAGTATATCACCTGCTCAAATCGCCATCATGGCGGCTTTGGGACTTACGTTCCTAGCTTAGCCATGGAAGTCTGACTTGCGTCAAACGCCAATCGGGGACCCAGCTCGGGTCCCTAGGAGTGATGCCTATGGCACTAACCGATCCACAGACGATCACCATTAGTGCGGTGCCCATTACCCTTCCGCGAACTTTCGCTGAAGGTAATGAAAGCGCCTACACTTCTGCTGATACGCTGGTCAAGTTGTCGGTGAATCATACCTCTGCTAAGCAGGGTAGGAATCGCCACCTCTTGAGGATCGACCATTCGAAGATGACCTCCGATCCGTTTAAGCCGACGGAAAATGTGAAAGTATCGATGGCGTGTTACATCGTCTTCGATCTTCCACCCGCCGGCTATACGGCTACGGAGAGTCTCGCTGTTTATACAGGATTCAAAACCCTGTTTACGGCGTCTTCGGATGCGCTCATCACCAAGGTAATTGGTGGTGAGTCGTAGCGAGGTTGAAGATCCGTCCCTTGATCGTTCTAGCTCGAAGAAAGCTAGGCGGTCTTGGGCTGATCTTCATCGCCACGATAACACTGGTGATAGTTCGGAGATCGATTTGCATATATCGGTGTCTTACAAGACGCTGGTATTTGCATTCGTAACCTTCGATATTATTCGCAGTGTTATCAATACGATAGTAGGTGTTTTTTTAGACTTAGGTCTTAATTACATCCTATTATCGCGTAGGCTTGCACACGTGAGTGTGTCACTCGGTGGTTACTAGTTTGTATGAATATCCTCCGACCACTTGGGGTCTTGAGATGATTAGAGAACCTAGCAACTCTGGAGCTTTTGAGTTAACAGATGACGAACTTGTTCGTTCGTTTGTTTTTCTCTTTGTTCCTGAGATTGCCACGGATTATGAAGTGGAAAGCTGGTTTTGCCAGCTTCCAAATTATGATCCTTTGGCTCTCGATGTCATTCTCAAGGTCCACTTGGACGACGAAGTCGTCAAGGCGTGGAGGAGGGAGTTCATCGGTACTTTGGACTTTGTCCTTAGTACTAACTAGTAGTGAGTAACATAGGCTATGGATATAGCTACCCCCTATCTACTAGGAGGGCTATTGAAAAGCCTGATGTCACTCTGGTCCCGACTAGCTGAGGAATCGGCTAGTCAGTGCTGCACGAGTGCCCATCTCGACATTAATACCGTCGAGATGCGTGTCAAACATGAGGGGTTATCGTTTCTTACGATAACCCTACCAGACTTTGGAAAGGCCATCCAAAAATGGCTTGACCAAGGTCAGGTGGGCTCACATACCGCGTTCCGAAAGGAACGTGGTAGCAGGCTCCCCCGATTTCTCGGAGGTTTCTGCGCCCGTGTGTTTGACGCGGATAGTGGCTTGTTACTTGATGAGCCATGCATTGATTCCATTATTGCCTTGCGACAACTTACGTTGTTGTTTAGCAAAATTAATTTGGCGTGCTCTCCAGCACGTCAAAGGAAAGCGATGCGTGGCTATATCAAGTGTGAGCACGAAGTCCGGGAATTCGATCGTAAGCTTTCGAAGAGAGATCTTCTTGAGTTTACGACTATGTCGAATTTGCTATTTGGACGAGTTTTCGACCGTATTGATAGAGATATCTATTACGGCCGTCTCGTTCCTAAGCATGGTCCAGGATCAACAGCTGATGGACTTTCTGGAAACGGAAAGTTCAATCAGTCTGTCTGGACTACCCGACTCGAATCCATCTTACCGATGGGTGAGTATGTCCTTCCAAACTGGCGTTTTTACGACCAGATGGAGGGATATGACTTCGTCGAACCTGGCGCTGAGACACCTGTAAAGGTTGTCTTAGTACC